AGCGGCACTGGCAGAAGGATATGAAGATCACGTTAACAAAGATGAAAAAATGAAACGTATGGGTGCAAAGCCATTAAGCTTCAAAGACAAACTTAAAACTATCCCTCATGGTATCAAGGCAATAGCTAAAGATGAACCAGAAGACGATGTATCATTATATAACAAACAATTCAACGAAGAACTTGCACAAATGCGTAAAATAGCCGGACTTATGTAAAATAACAATAATAAATCAATTAAACAAAAGGGCATTTTTTAATGCCCTTTCTTTTGAGCAATAAATATCGATATGAATCTAATAACAAAGTTTTTCTGGCAGGTGTATTTGAGTAGGTCTTGGGAATACCGGGGTGTACCGATAATTGAAATTGATGATGTAATTGCTCTTAATTTCAATAGTATGTTTGATCGTAATTATGGGTTTATGGGCACTGATCAACTAATATATCAAGTTGATAAAATCGGCATCGGCAAACGTTTTCTTTTTGTGTTTGAGGATGGGTGCAACCCGGTACTGTCAGGGGGCATAGAAATAGTTAAACTCATCATTAAAAAATATAATCTTACTCCGAACACTTGTCTTATTTTTTGTAGAGACGATGTAGACATACCGCTAGCAACAATTATTAAACACGATAGCATACAAATGTGGATAAATGTATTATATCCAACTATTAAAGATATTACTATCTCTACTGGCAGATTTACTAAGAAATTTGCCGCATGGTTTCATCGTGGCACATTTTATCGCCTACAAATAGCCCGTCAACTTTATACAAATTATCGAGAAGAGTCTTATATATCATATCAAGAGCGTGGCATGCTATTTGATTTACCTTTTATTAAATATTTCGAAGATGATATAGCATGGGCTGACGCTAATACTCCTATAGTATTTGATCAACTATTTCCTATGCGAGTGTATACTCATGATATGATAGTCGGCGCAGGTCGTAAGCCGTATCATGATTATTTTATGGAAATTGTAGTAGAAACTGATTGTGTTAGCAATACATGGATTACTGAAAAACCAATTAAGAATTTATATATTGGAAAACCATTTATTATGATGTGTGGTGCACATAGTCTAACGCGATTACAACAAGCAGGATTTAAAACCTTTAGCCCGTGGATCAACGAAAGCTACGATCAAATTGAAAATAATTATCTAAGATTTGAAGCTATTAAGCAAGAAATAGATCGCATAGCCACATTGTCTATAGATGAACTTAACAGTATATATCAAGAAATGTTGCCCACTATAGAATACAATAGACAACATTATTTACAATTAGTGCCGGACCATGTTAAATGAGCACAATACTATTAGCCGGTGATAGTTGGGGCATTGGAGTATTTGAAGGAGTCGGCGACACATATGGGCCTATTGGTCAGGGCATTGCTACCATATTACAAGATGCAGGACATAAAGTTATCAATATAAGCAAAGCCGGCGGTAGTAATTGGCTACAGCTTGATCGCATGGAAGACAATTGGGATAATACAGGCAGATCGTTATACGGACATTCTCAACTTGACGAATATAAAAAAATTGCCTGGGACACTGTAGATTATATTGTATTCCTGCAAACAGATATATTTAGAGAACATTATCTATATGTTAGAAAACCCCCCGATGCTGAATTTATGCAATGGAAAGAATTAGACGAATCATTTGTTAAATCTTTATTGAACTACAATAGTTTAGATAATATGATCACTGATTATTTTTCTAAATTTTATACGAAATTAAATGAAATTGCTTTACAACGTAATGTGCAGGTATTAATGTTAGGGTGTTGGAGTCAACTACACCCAAGTATTGACCAATATAGTAATTTAATATCAGTGGTACCTAGTGCCACTAAGTTATTAATACCTAATCTATTAGAAGATGTATATCTAAGTGATCCGGAGTGGTATGGTCAATTAGCAGATACACCAAAATTTATGCAGAAATTTGGATCTGAGTTTAAACCAATGTCTATTGTGGCCGCTGAGAAATTGGATCTAATATACAAACATTGGAAAGAAGTGCATCCAGACATTACAGGATACAGCAAACTAGTAGATGAATTACTTCCTTATTTTGGTAAAACTATTTAAACTTTTTACTTGACCGTGCAATCAATATAACGTATTATTAATGTATAGGTGATAAATACTATTGTAGGTAGCGGGAAGTTACTTATATTAAGACCAACTTAAAACAACAGGAGAAATACATCATGGCAACATCATTAGCAGAAATCAGAGCAAAGTTACAAGCGCAAGACACACGTAGTTCAGGTAAATCATCAACAGGCGGCGGCGACAACGCAATCTACGCACACTGGAATATCGACGAAGGTGCAACAGCACGTATCCGTTTCTTACCAGATGCAGATCCAAAAAACACATTCTTCTGGGTTGAACGTAATATGATCAACTTAGAGTTCGCTGGCATAAAAGGCCAAACAGACAGTAAAAAAACAACAGTACAAGTACCGTGTGTTGAGATGTGGGGCGAGTCGTGTCCAATCCTAGCAGAAGTGCGTACCTGGTTTAAAGATCCAAGTTTAGAAGACATGGGTCGTAAATACTGGAAAAAGAAATCATATCTATTCCAAGGGTTTGTACGTGAAAACCCATTGAAAGATGATAAGACACCAGAAAATCCAATTCGTCGTTTCATCATTAGTCCACAAATTTTTAACTTGGTTAAATCAGCATTAATGGATCCAGAGTTAGAAAACTTGCCAACTGACTATGCAGGTGGTTTAGACTTTACTGCAACTAAAACAAGTAAAGGTGGCTATGCTGACTACTCAACTAGTAAATGGTCACGTAAAGAAAGTGCTTTAACACAAGATGAAGCTGAAGCAATTGAGAAGTTTGGTTTGTATAACCTTGCAGACTTCTTGCCTAAACGTCCAAACGAAGCAGAGCTTAAAATCATGAAAGAAATGTTCGAAGCATCAGTTGACGGACAACCATATGATGAAGAACGTTGGGGTGCGTACTTTAAACCACGCGGTTCATACACATCAAATGCTCCGGCAACTACTACATCAAACGATGTAGCTGCCCAACCAGCAGACCGTGCTGTAGTTTCTGAGCATGTTGAAAGCGCACCTGCTCCTGTAGCAGTTGACGTTCCGTTTGAAGCAGATGAAGTAGCGGTTAGTGCTCCAACAGCACCAATAGCTACTCCAGCGGCCGGCGGCCAACGTGCTGAAGACATCCTTGCAATGATTCGCAATCGTCAAAAGACATCTTAAGTAGATAATGCGTACGGGGGCGCAATGCCCCCTATTTCAATTAAAAGGACATTCTCATGGCAAAACCATTCGACATTAGTAAATTCAGAAAGTCAATCACTAAGTCAATCGACGGCTTAGGCATCGGCTTTAACGATCCGACAGATTGGATCTCAACAGGCAACTACACATTGAACTATCTATTAAGTGGAGACTTTAACAAAGGTATTCCAATGGGTAAGGTAACAGTATTTGCTGGTGAATCAGGCGCAGGTAAATCATTTATCTGTAGTGGTAATATTGTGCGCCACGCACAAGAGCAAGGCATTTACGTTATCTTAATTGATACAGAAAATGCGTTAGACGAAGCATGGTTACACGCATTAGGTGTAGACACAGACGAAAGCAAGTTACTTAAACTTAACATGGCTATGATTGATGACGTGGCTAAAGTTATCAGTGACTTTGTTAAGGAGTATCGTACTCTACCAGAAGAAGACCGTCCTAAAGTATTGTTTGTTTTAGACTCACTAGGTATGATGCTAACACCAACAGACGTTAATCAGTTTGAAGCAGGTGAAATGAAAGGTGATATGGGTCGTAAACCCAAAGCACTTACAGCACTTGTACGTAACTGTGTAAACATGTTTGGTACATTAAACTTAGGATTAGTTGCTACTAACCACACATACGCTAGTCAAGATATGTTTGACCCAGATGATAAAATTTCAGGTGGTCAGGGCTTTATCTACGCTTCAAGTATTGTTGTAGCTATGCGTAAACTTAAACTTAAAACAGACGCTGACGGTAACAAGACTACGACTGTCAACGGTATACGTGCCGCTTGTAAGATTATGAAAACTCGTTATGCTAAACCGTTTGAGTCAGTGCAAGTAGAGATCCCATATGAAACTGGTATGAGTCCTTACTCAGGTATGGTAGATATGTTAGAAGCTAAGAACTTGCTTAAGAAAGAAGGCAATAGTTTAGTCTATACTTTAGCAGACGGTGTTATTATTAAGAAGTTCCGTAAGGCTTGGGAACGCAATGAAGATGAATGTCTAGATAAAGTTATGAAAGAAATTTCATCTAATCTTCATTTGCTAAGTACAGAAGTTACTAAAGTTACAGACGATGATGTATCTGAAAACGAAGTACTCGAACAAGGAACTGAATAATGAGCATTGATGTAGAAATTTTAAGTGAAATGTGGCTAACGACTAAAGAATATATCTCACAAAAAGATCGCCAAGCAGTAGCAGATCATGTAGTTAATGTTGTAGCAGACCACAGCATTACAGAAGCTGATTTGAAGAAGTTTGGTGGTACAGATGCTTACCTACGTCGCGCAGTAGAGGAATACTTAGGCGAAGAAGCTGAACCCGAAGATGACTACGATGACGAGTGAGTATGTGGTATAATAAAGTAGTACAAAATATTGGCACTTTACCTGACTTCATCGATTACTACACTACTGAACTAGATGTAGCTAAACGTGAAGTCAAGGTAAATGGTAATATTGAAAAGGGGCTGGCTACTTTACCCGGAGTTACAGAGCAACGTTTCAATCAGTTACAGGAGATTGAAGCGGTGCTGAACTTTCTCAACATCAAACTTCGAAAAATCCGGCAAGACCACTACAAAAAGTATCTCGAAGCCTACGCACGTGCGTTGACTAGTCGCGATGCTGAAAAGTATGTCGATGGCGAAAGCGAAGTTATTGATATGGAAACTATTATTAACGAAGTAGCACTCTTACGTAATAAATGGTTAGGTATTATGAAAGGCTTAGAAGCAAAATCATACATGATTGGGCATATTGTTAGACTGCGTACAGCAGGAATGGAAGATGCAACAGTTAACTAATCCAGTTGATGAACTATTAGAGCAATGGGAGGAAGTTAAATATCTTTCATCTCACATTACTTCGGCTGATGACATTGACATATTAGATTATATGCAACGCAAAAGTCAACTCATGCATTATTCGCAAGAACTCCGCTACGCAAGATTAAGTAATGATGCTATAGGCGAAGCAGAATACACAGCAAAATTTATCGAAGCATACACTACTTTTAGCAAAGACTTTATTTTCAGGATATTAAAAAATGGCTAGACATGCACTTAAGGTATTAAATCAACTCAGGGAGTACGATAGCTTTCTTGATAGTCTGCATACAATTGTAGACATGGGCTGTGGCTCTGGTGAAGATATCACTTGGTGGGCAACATTAGAATCACGTGATGATCCACCTGTTCCATACAACTACAATTGTTTTGCGGTTGACCGCGATGAAAATAAATTATCACAGGTTCCAAACCTCGTTAACGTACATAAAATTAAAAAAGATTTTAATGCACGGTGTATACCTGTAGAGGCTGACTTGATTTGGGCACACGATAGTTTACAATATAGTACCAATCCTATCGAAACATTAAAAGTTTGGAATGAACAGATGAACGTTGATGCTATGTTGATTTTAAGCATACCGCAACATTCGGGTGTTGCTGATAACAAGTATTACAGTCGTACGCATAGTGGATGTTTTTATAACTTTACTCCGACTAGTTTAATCTACATGCTGGCAGTGAATGGATTTGACTGCAAAGATGCTTATCTACTTAAAGAATTTAACGATCCGTGGATACACATAGCAGTATACAAATCAGCCATTGCACCAATGGATGCAACTACAACATCATGGTTTGATTTGATTGATGCAGGACTGTTGAACTCAACTGTGGTTAATTCTATTAACTCGTACGGTTACCTGCGTCAAGAAGATATATTGTACCCGTGGTTAGACAAAGAAAATTACTTTATTGATTATGTAAGTCAGTGGACAGAAATACCAGAAGAAGCTACTCGAACTTTTGATGGTGTGATTAATATTTCTACGCCATCAGATAACCAAACTGTTAAACAAGCAAAAATAGTTAAAAAAGAAACTAAAATAGCCAAACCAATCGGCATCATGCGTCCACCTAAGAAAAAATATGATTAATCGTGTTGTATTAGTAACAGGCGGATTTGACCCTAAGTTAGATAAATAAACATATAAGGAAATTATATGTTTATCGAAAACAAATATACATTATTGTATTATAAAATTATTAAAAATAGAAAATTAAACCCATTAACTGGGTATATAGAAAAACATCATATTATTCCTAAGAGCATGGGCGGATCAAACAAAAACGAAAATTTAGTTAAACTATCTGCCAGGGAACATTTTATTTGCCATAGGTTATTGGTTAAAATGACAGAAGGACACAACAAAGTAAAAATGTCTTATGCTATAAGAACTATGATGAACAGAGAAAATCAATACCAACAGAGATATAAAATATCATCTAAAATTTATGAATCTATAATAGAAGAAACAAAAGCTACTATAGGTAATAATCTAAAAGGCAGCAACAATCCATATTACGGAAAAAAACATTCCGAAGAAGTACGGCAAAAAATGAGAGAAAAACGAGCCTTACAGATTATGCCTGCCCGGAAAGGTAAAGTATATTCTGAAGAAACGTTATCTCGTTGGCGCGAAGCTAACAAAAAACAATTTACTGACCTTCATCAGATAGAGATACGTAGAACAAAGTGTAACAAAATACAAGGTATGAAAATTTATCATAATTCAGAAGGTAAAACAAAATACTACATCGAGGAAACTCAACCCAGCGGATGGGTTAAAGGCCGAGTTACAACAACAAAAGGGGGTGGTAATCAATGAATAGAGTAATTCTTGTTACAGGCGGATTTTGATCCGTTACACAGCGGACATATAGAATACTTTAAAGCTGCTAAAGCCCTGGGTAATATACTTGTTGTTGGGGTTAACAGTGGCGCATGGTTGGAACGCAAGAAAGGGCGTGCGTTTATGCCAAGTACCGAGCGTATTGCTATTATCGAAAACTTAAAGATGGTTGATCATTGTATATTGTTTAACGACAATGACGACACTGCCATCGAAGCAATTAATAACGTTAAACTAATGTATCCAAACAGTGAGATAGTATTTGCTAACGGTGGCGACAGAACAGAACATAATATTCCTGAAATGAAATGTGCAGATGTAGAATTTGTCTTTGGTGTTGGTGGTGAAGATAAGCTCAACAGTAGCAGTTGGATATTAGATGAGTGGAAAGCACCTAAAACCATTCGAGAATGGGGCTATTATCGTGTATTACATGACGTTCCGGGGTTAAAAGTTAAAGAATTGACAGTCAATCCGGGCAAGCAGCTAAGTATGCAGAAACATTATAATAGATCCGAAATATGGTTTATAGCAGACGGTGAAGCAACTGTGGGTGAATATAGTCGTGTTTACCCAACTACTATCCAATCGCCGCATCTACCTAAACATTCAACACACCGAATACCAGAAGAACAATGGCATCAAT